GTGTTGCCGCATCGCTATGTTTTTTTATGAGAACAGCGTAAATAATCGCGCTCCGATTGACACAGAGTAAATAACATGGCAAGGAAAGTTAATGCTGAAAGGAAAGCCTTGGAAGAACGTGCAAATATAACAAAAAGCACGGCGAATCGTCGTATCGCCAACGGGCAGGGATCGGAAACCTTCCAAGCAATCAAGGAACGAAAAGAAAAAGCCACCGCAGACTTGCGCGAGGAACAGGCAGCAAAAGCAAAGATTGAGCGCGAACTACTGGAAGGGTCAGTAATGACCAAACAGGCAGTTCGAGAATCGACCCGAAAGATCGCTGCGATTCTGTCGGCAGAGATGAACAGCTTCCGAAACAATGCTCCAGGGAAACTGGCCGGACTCGATGAGGTAGGGGTGAGAACCGTTCTTGACGCAGAGATGGACATCCTCATTGAGCGCATCCACCACCAGCTTGATCAAGTATGACCAAAGACCCTGCCGCTCTGGGATTCAAGGAAGGGTTGTTCCGCCGCCATGTCGGGAGCGCAGTGGACTGGCTTGAGAAACACTTCAAGATTCCTCACTCAGCCCGAAGCACGAAGTTCGACCGGAACAATGCTCCGCACCTGACCGACATCATCGAGGCTTGCTGTGACATTCAGCACCAGAAAGTCGTCGTGAGGGCTTGCACGGGGGCAGGGAAGACAACGGTCATGGAGGCGGTAAGCATCTTTGCAATCGGCGTGGAGCCAGGGCCGATGCTGATCGTTGCCGCGACTGACAAAGAGATCAAAGATTGGGGAGAGTCCCGACTAATTCCCGAGCTGAAAGAATGCGCTCCGATCGCGGCGGTGATGGATGAAATGGATCGGCACGACAAGAGGAAGACCGAGATCCTCTTCCCTCACATGAGTATGTTTTTGACCGGAGCGAACATCACCGGACTCCAAGCAAAGAGCATGCGCTACTGCTACGGGGATGAGACGTGGCTATGGGACAAGGGAATGATTGGGGAGATGAAAGCCCGTCATCACGACCGATGGAACAGAAAGACGATTTTGGTCACGCAGGGATGGGAGACCGATAAGGAGCTTCCCCACGACATGGATAAAGAATACGAGGACGGAGACGACCGCAGGAGGGGATTTGAATGCCCGTCCTGTGGACGCTGGCAGGTCTATAAGTGGGAGCAGATTAAGTGGGATGATCAGAAAATTCCCGACACGGAGACGATTGACCGCGAGGCAACAAAACAAACCGTCCGCTACGAATGCGAGTTTGAAGATTGCGCGGTGACATTTCCTGACACCTCGGAGAACAGGAGAAAGCTGGCAATGTCGGGATCATATCGCCCATTCAACCCGCATCCCATGTCACGGGTCACGAGCTTCACTTGTCCGGCGTGGGCAGTCTGGTGGATTCCTTGGGGAGATCTAGTCGTGGAATGGATCGATGCTCACGCCGCAAAGCATAAGGGCGATATTGAGCCGCTGAAGAAATTCACCATGAAGCGAGCGGCGCGAGTGTGGGAGGTTGAATCTACCAGAATTCAGGATGCCGATATTCTGAGCATGCGGACGGATGAATACCGATTGAACGAATGCCCGATTGATCCCGTGCTGGTGACGCTAGGGGCAGACGTAGGCGAGAAAATGACCCATTGGAGCGTCATGGCGCATGGAGCCGATGGGCAGAGCTACGTCATTGATGAAGGAACATGCCTTGATCCCGTGGATCTACTGACGATCATTCCAAACCTCCGATATCCGATCAAAGGCACTGATCTGGATTGCATGGTGACGAGTGGGCTGATCGACTCCGGCGATTACACCGAGCACGTCTATGCAGTCTGTTTGCAGTCCATGGGGCTGCTGTATCCAGCCAAAGGATCTGGCGCGATGCACGGGACATGGAGAACGTCGCAATTGGAGAACTACAGCAACTTGGAACTCTTTACGTTCGTGGATTTCCAGTTCAAGAACGAGCTATACGAGCGCAAGATTGCGAACAAGGAACACCCGAGACTCTGGTTTCCTCACGACATCTCTGAGGCGTTCCTACTTGGTCACATGGGGCAGAGGAAGATCGTTTCCGATGATCGCGTGAACAAGGTCTGGAAGAAGGTAAGGAACGATCACTTTGGGGACTGCACAAAGCTCAATCTGGTCGGGAAAGCAATCTGCCGTGGGAAGTTTGCAGCGTTGTAGCCATTTTGACATCGCGGCGGCATCATGGCCGTCGGCGCAAATCAAACAAATCGGGATTTTACGGGATTCAAGCGACTCCTGATGCGCCGAGTCGCAACGGGAGAGATCACCGCTCAAACGATTTCCCAGATGGCGGGACGGGCGGCTGATGCCCAGATGAACGGCAAAGCCACGGTTGATATTACCTCGCTTTCAAGTGACGGCTCCCATGCGCAGGGGGAGCTTGTGATGTCCACCAATGATGTCCTTTCCGTCTGCATGGACATTCTGGATGTGATTGATCCCGTGGATATTACCGCACCTCGGAAACTTTTCACGAAGGTGGACATGAGCAGGAATCGCGGGCCTTTTGACACCAATTCGCAGACATGGCCGTAAAATCAAAGGAAATCAAAAAATCAAATCGGGGAGGGGTGCGCCCAGGTGCTGGTAGGCCGAAAAAGGAGTTGCCGCAAAACCGATCCTTTGAAGAGGCGTTGCCTAGCTACAACAGGCCGACGCTCTACCTAACGAGCATTGAGTCGAAGAAGGAACTTCAGGCGTGGGATCGCATCAAGCTCCTGAATGATGCGCGGTGGCTGGTGAATAACTCCGCGATAGCCGCCCGTATCGTGCGAGGGATTTCCCGCTATGCCGTGGGCAACGGTCTGGTGCCACAGGCGAGGACTTCTAACCACGCATGGAACAAACAAGTCGAGCAGCTTTTTGAGGATCGGGTGGCGAACGATGCGTTCGCATTCGATAAGGCCGCGCAGGTCAATTTTTACCAAGCGCAACGCATGATCGTGGAGCAGATGATCTGCGACGGGGAGATGTTCGCCCAGCTTGCGGAGAGCCAAGAAGGGAACGCAATGGCGAGGTTCATCACGGCTGAGTATGTCGGCTCGCCGCTGACTTTAAGTGCGCAGGATGGATTTGTTGACGGCGTGAAGGTGAACGATGACAACCGCCCCGTTGCCTACCGGATCGTCAATGATCCGATGAACCCGAAGTCGTCACCTCAGGACATCACCGCTGACGACATCATCCATGTTCGCAAGATTCATCGCTACGGATTTCAACGGGGGATCACTTGGCTCTGTGCCACCAAGTCGTTGATTCAAGACCTTCGCGAAATGATCGATAATGAGCAGTTGTCGGCCAAGATGAATACCAAGGTCGGCTTGGTCATTGAGTCGCCGGACGCCGGCAACCTTTCCTTTGGAGCATCGGTCAAGAAGCTATCCCGCACGAATATCGGTGGGTCTGCCGCATCGGATGGAAGCTCATCTACCGCAACGAGCAATCAGAGTGAGGAAAGCATCAACTTTGACCGCCTTGTGTCGGGGGTCGGGAATATCCAACTCAAGCCCGGTGAAAAGCTCTCCGCGCATGAGTTCGACCGACCAAATCTCAACTTCGCACCGTGGACGGAGTTCATCGTCCGATCCATCGCATGGTCGGCGGGATGCTCCCCCGAATTGCTCTGGAACTTCAGCGGGGTAGGGGGTGCCGTCACTCGCCACATCCTTCAGGATTCAGAAGTATTCTTCACGGAGATCCGGCAGCTTTTGGAGTATCAATTCTGCCGTCGCTTTTGGAAGTATTGGGTCTGGAAGGCGATTAAAAACGGCGATCTGGAATACCCCGGCGACGATTGGTGGAGATCGGATTGGATAGCTCCGCAGAGGCTTACGGTGGACACGGGCAGAGATGGAGCCTTGAGGCTTAATCTCGTCCGCTCCGGCCTTCTCTCTGAGTCGCGTTACTTCGCAGAGCTTGGTCAAGATGCCGAAAAAGAAACCGAGGACATCATCCGTGGGTATGCACGGAAAAAGAAGATGGTGGATCAGATCGCTGCCGAGGAAGGCGTTGAGCTGAACATGCTAGAGGTATTCCCTCCGGCACCAGGATCGCCGATGGCGAATGCTCCCGTTGAACCAGATGGCGATGAGGAGGACGATGATGCTCCCCCCGCAAAAACTACTCCTGCCAAACCAGCTCCAAAAGAAGACGACGGAGAGTGATTTTTGACATGGCCGGAAGGTCATGTCCAAGAACTGGTATGCCATCACTAACAAGACCGCTGACTCCGCAGATGTTGAGATCTACGATGAAATTGGCGGGTGGGGCGTTTCTGCCAAAGAATTTATCAAGGGTCTTAAAGACCTCGACGGAAAACATCTCAACCTCCGAATCAATTCCCCCGGAGGGAGCATCGTTGACGGTCAAGCGATCATCGCGGCACTAAGCCGCCACAAGGCCGGATTCACGGCATGGATTGACGGTCTTGCCGCTTCGATGGCATCGGTCATCGCTTGCGCGGCTGACAAGTGCTTCATGTCGGAAGGGGCCATGATGATGATTCATCGGGCTTCCACGGTAAGCATGGGAGATGCCGAGGATCTTAGGAAAGATGCCTCGCTGCTTGAGAAGTTTGAGAAGGGACTCATCAGCGTCTACGCGAAGAAGACGGGCATGGATGAGTCCGAGATCCAGACCATGCTGGACGAGGAAACATGGATGGATGCGCTTGAGGCTGTCGCCCTTGGATTCTGTGACGGGATCACGGAGAACTCCCCCGCGATGGCGAAGGTCTCGGAGAAAGACCACAAGGCGCGATTTGACAACTTTAAAAAAGGCATGGCTACGCCTAAAAACTCCGAAGAGACCGCTCCTGAAGTGGTCGCCACGCCCGAAGTCACTCCGGCTCCCGTTGCCGCTCCCGCTGTAGAGGCTCCTGAGACCGTCATTGAGAAGGTCGAGGAAGTCGTCAAGGAAGTTGCCGAAAAGGTCGAGGAAGTGGTGGAGGAAGTCGTCGAAAAGATCGAAGGCAAGCCCTCCGAGGAAGTTCCCGCCGCTCCGGTCGCCGCGATCAACGCCGATTCTTTCGTTGCCAAGTTCAACGAGATCCAAGCCCTCGCCACTAGCTATCTCAACCGCGCAGAAGCCGCCGAGAAGAACCTAGCTAATGTTTTGGATCAGCTTTCAAAGCTGGAAGCCTCCCTTGGAGTCGCTTCCGCAAAGAAGGAGGCAAAAGTCACCGCCCCTGAGATTGCCGCATCAAAGACGCTGACCCTTGAAGCGTTTCAGGCACTCGCTCCTGCTCAAAAGTCTGCCTTCTTCCGAAGCGGCGGCAGGCTCACAGACTAACCAACAATCCAACTCACCCTTAGTTAACACTCAACCTAACACACTGTCATGGCTAACAACACCCTCACCAATCTCATCCCTGACGCTTATGCGGCCTTGGATGTCGTTTCACGCGAGCTTGTGGGATTCATCCCTTCTGTCGCCCGTGATCCTAAAGCGGATCGCGTCGCCCAGAACCAGAACCTTCGCGTTCCTCAGACCGCCGCTAACACGGCTGGTCTCGACATCACTCCGGCGATGTCGCTTCCCTCGGAAGCGAATCAGACCGTGGGCAACCAGACTCTGACCCTCACCAAGGCCCGTGCATATCCCTTTAGCTGGAGCGGCGAGGAAGAGTATGCGATGAATCAGGGTGCTGGATACCTGACCATCAAGCAGAATCAGATCGCCCAGGCCATTCGCGGCCTCGTCAATGAAATTGAAACCGACATCGCCAATGCTGCTTACCTGAACGCTTCCCGCGCTTACGGAACCGCTGGCACGACTCCGTTCGGCACGAACCTTGGCGAGGCCGCCCAGCTCCGCAAGATTCTGGACGACAACGGTGCTCCTGGCTCGGATCGTTCGCTCGTGATGAACACCGCCGCAGGTGCTTCGATCCGCACTCTGCTCAACAACCCGCTCAACGCCAACACCTCCCTCAACGGTGACATCACCGCGCAGGGCGTGATCATGGATCTGAACGGCTTCAAGTTCCGCGAGTCGGCTCAGGTGCCTACCGTTGCCGCTGGCGCGATGGCTTCCGCTACCACCAGCAATGCCGCCCTCACGGTTGGACAGACTGTCCTGCCGCTGGCTGCCGCTGGCACTGGTCTGGTCGCCGCTGGTGACATCATCACCCTCGCCAACGACAGCAATAAGTATGTCGTGACCAGCGTCAGCTTTGCCGGAAGCAACCCTGCTTCTGGTGACTCGATCACCATCGCTGCTCCCGGCATCCGCGTCGCTCAGTCTGCCGCTACCCGTGCCATCACGGTGGTTGCTACTGCCGCCCGTAACGTCGGATTCAGCCGCAATGCAATCCTCCTCGCCACCCGTCTCCCTGAGCTTCCTCAGGAGGGTGACATCGCTCGCTTCCGCGAGGTTATCACCGATGACCGCTCCGGCATCAGCTTTGAGATTGCGGCTTATCCCGGCTATCGCAAGATCACCTACCAGATCGCAGCGGTCTGGGGTGTGAAGGTCATCAAGCCTGAACACTCGGCAATCCTTCTCGGCTAATTCAGGACGGGAAACAAGAAACGGGGGTGCCTCTCACGGGGCACCCTCTTTCTGTTTTTGACAGGTGTGTGTCTCTGTATGCAGCGATCAGCTATCTCATCATTTGCAAAACGGGTCGCGCTGGAATTGTCGGACACATTCG